GGTCAGGTAACTTGCTTGCCTGATTTTTAATTTTATATTAAAAAAACCTATTAGGTTCCCTTGCTTGCTTTAACAATTTAGGAGAAATGTAATGACTCAATACATAGTAACGTTGCCGTTAGACGGCCAAGATCGAATACCATTGACTGTATTTGATAAAGGTTCTAAGAAATTACAGACAGCTGTGTTTGCTTCTGTAGAAGAAGCAGCTCAAGTAGTTGCTGATGAACTAAATGAACAAGACGATCATTATAGAAAAGGCTTGCTACAGCCATCAGAAATGAATGACGTTACAGACTATAAAATCGAGGTGATGCAATGAATTGGAACTATGAAGTTAATGACTATCTGCTAGTCAACAGAGATACTGAAGAAGTACAAGCTGTATCAGGTAACACTGATTTCTATGACGGTGAATACCAAGATAAAATACCTGATGCTGATTTCTATGTTGTACAAGTTGTTAAACGTATAGGTAAAAAACCGTGAAAGATAAAGAAGTAACCAGAGAACAGTTAATAAAAGAATTGGGAGAACAAAAATACATGAGTATATTTAATCAAAAACACTATGAATTCTTTAAAGATCTTATAGATAACCAAGAACTACAACTCGATGTAGATCAAATTGGTCAGCTTGTTAGAGCTTTTGAGCAAGATAATCCAGAATTTGATAGCAAAATATTGACTAAAGTTAAGCCAAGTGTGCAACAAAAATCAAAACATTTGCATGTTGTTAAAGATAAAAAAATATCAAAAAAACGAGAAAAGTATCTTAATAATTGGGTAAAAAACCACATATCCTAGGAGAACTATATGAGTAAGATTAAAAATTACTATTGGGATGAAATATGTGCTATGGCAGATGACATAGACAAAAGTGACAACGAATTACTAAAAGAAGATGAAGAAAACTACTTAAACTTTGTGAGGTCAACAATGGAAACTATAGAAACTACAGAACCTATATTCACTACAGAAATCATAAGCCGACATGGTGAGCTAATATCCAATACAGCGTTTACTAGCGAACAAGAAGCTAACATGATTAAAGATATTATATTCAAAATAGATCCTACATCTATTGTAAATATCAGAAGTAAACATGTTAAAGCTGCAGCAGCTAAAGACATCTGTGATTATATAAACTCAGAAAATACAGAATACAATGTGCCTGAAAAGCAATTCAAGCCAAGTATCATTAAGAAACTAAACCCATTTTCCAAGTAAGGAGAACTCAATGTCAATTCCTAAACTACGCATTCCTGCATTAGTGCAAGAATTATCCATCAATGCCAGAGCTGGTATACCTACGTATATCTCAGGCCCTGCAGGTGTTGGTAAATCTCAACTAGCTCATCAGTTTGCTAAAGCTAACAATGATATGAAAGTATTCGAGTTACGTGCAAACCTTTACGACCCGGTAGATGTCCGTGGTGGTTTAAAAGTTGTAGAGCAAGACGATGGTACATATCGTACTCGTTATGGTGTGCCAGAAGATTTTCCACCGACCAACATGGTTGAGCCCTGTGTGTTGCTAATCGAAGAATTAGCTCAGGCATCTAAAGCTACTATGAATGCTTTGTTGCAGTTATTACTCGATAGATCTGTCGGTGCATACAAGTTGCCGGTCAATACTATTATTATTGCAACCGGTAATCGCATCATCGACCGTGCAGGTTCTAATGAAATACCAACACCTGTACGTAATCGCTTAGCTCAGTATGAGTTAGTAGCTAATGCAGAAGACGTTGTCGATCATATGTTCAGAAACAATTACGATCCTAGAATCATTGCGTTCTTACGGTATCGTCCTAATTTGATCCAACATGACGACATGACTCAACAAGTCATACTGTCACCAAGAAGTTGGGAATTTGCTAACAAAAAGCTTCCTTATCTTACAAATGACACAATGATATCAAGTTTGGCATCTGTAATCGGCGAAGGCCCGGCTGGTGAGTTCGTTACTTATATTGAAATAGAAGACAAACTACCTAAACTAGCTGACATACTTGCTGCACCTCGTGTTACAAAAGTACCAGCAGAAGGTCATGTACAATATGCTGTTACTGCAATGCTTCCATCTAAGACTGACGAAACTACTTTTGATGCTATATCGACTTACATAAAACGATTTGCTCAAGAGTTTCAAGTAACTTATATGAAAGATGTAGTCAATGCTAAACCAGAAATCAAAGAACTACAGCTGTTTAAAGAATGGGCAGTTGAATTGTCAGCTGATATGTATTCAGCACCAACATTAACACCAACAATACCAGGAGATAATCATGGGACACGTACGTTTAACTGATACTAGAAAAAATAATATACGGGATAATGCCAAACAAGGTTTTTATGCTGCTAATAGTAAATACAGTGGTTTGTTAGATAACAAGCTCCCTCAGAATTGCGAAGATCTCTTAATAAATCATGCATATAATGACCCTAGACTTGTCAATCTAGCAAAAATTACATACTCCTTAAGAGATGAGCTAAAAGATATTATTGATTTTAGTTATTACAATCCTGAGGCACCAACACGTACTCTTTTCAAGAAATCGCGTGAAAGCGACTGCAGAAAACTAAACAATTCACTTTATAGTCCTTTCATAGCCATGTGGCCTTTACAAAATGAAACAGATGATTATTACAAAGTAAAAGCCTTAAAAATATATACACCAAAATCTCATTTTTTCGGTGGTACATTAAGTAATGACCATTCTTTCAATGGTTTATCTATGGAAGAAGAAACTTTTCTTGATTCTTATTCAGATCATACTTTAGATGATTTGTTCAATCACAACAATTTTACTAATCCAGAGTATCAACAAAAGATTAAACAAAATTTTACACATAATACGTCTGAAAATTTGTCTTTTGAAAGTGCTACAACTACAGACATAAAATTAAATCGTCCAAGAACAATGCCAAAGTGTACAGCGCACCTTAATAGTTGGTCACATTTACCGTTGTTTTTAGACGACCCTCTTGTTTTTACTATATTCCACAATTTTATAATTGGTCGACTTAAAATGAACCACGAATTTAAACTTCATTCTAGCGCTGTATCTGCTACTTTAGATGCTTGTTCTACTCTTAGACAACTTCTAAAAATTCAGCCTGCGTTTGAGCCTTTTATTGACCCAGAAGATTTAGCTAAATCTAATGCTAAACAAACTAAAGTAGTTAAAACTACTGAACAACTACAGCAAGAGCTGCAAGATAAAGGAATTGATAGTAGTGGATTAGCCCAAATTGCATTCAATAGTCAATTGGAGAATTAATTGTGACTAATAAAACTAAAGAAGCTAGAAAACATAAAAAACTATTAGAATATGAACAAAATCTAGCAGAATCTAAACAAGCTATGTCTAATAGCAAATCGCATTTTATGCTGAAGCAACCGTTCTACGGTACTTTGTTATGTCAACTGCCTGCAGTTCCTGATATAGAAACAAAAACTATGTCAACTGATGGTAAAAAAATATTCTACAGCCCTTCGTTTGTTGTTAAAAAACTAAACACACAAACAACTCGAGGTGTAACGTTGCATGAGTTACTTCATGTAATATTTTGCCATACTATTCGCAGAAACCATCGTGAACCCAAACGTTGGAACATAGCTTGCGACTATGCAATAAATCCTATTGTTGTTAAAGCAGGCTATGCGTTACCACGTGATGCTTTAATAGATGCTAAGTATTACGATTTATCTGCAGATGCTATATACAATTTACTACCTGAAGATCTATCTGGTATCAAAATGCCCAAGTGGGGCTTAGTTGATGATTCACCAGATCAAGACTATGCCGCTACCGAAAACAAAATAACTGTTGCAGTCAACCAAGCAGCAGAAATCGCTTACCAAAAAGGTAACGTACCAGGTGAGATGACCGGTCTAATTAAAGAAATTAAAAAGCCTTTAGTTGACTGGCGCACTGTGTTGTATCCATTTGTTATGAATATAAATGACAACGATTACTCTTGGTCAAAACCTAACCGTGCTTACATCTCCGAAGACGAATACTTTCCGTCATTACGAGACGAAGCTACCGGTTCACTTGCTGTTATTGTTGACACATCAGGCTCTTGTGTTGATGCCTTTCCTCAGTTCTGGGGAGAAATTTGTGCACTGCATCAAGACACTAAACCAGAAAAAGTCGTTCTTATTCAATGTGACTACTCTATCCAAGGAGAGCCCATTGAGTATACTAGGGATGACGTAATGGCTAAAGTTGATATAGAAATGAAAGGCTATGGTGGTACATCATTTGTACCGCCGTTTGAACTTATCAATGAAAAGTATTCACAAGATATTGTAGCAGCTGTTTATCTAACAGACTTAGAAGGTGACTTTCCCGATGAACCTCATTACCCTGTATTGTGGGTATCTACTAACAAAAACGAGGCCCCATGGGGTACTACTGTTTACATGAATCCAGAACTAAAGAGATAAATTATGACAGATTTACAAACCAGACTAGACGAATGCAGTTATACTTACAGTTTATCAAGGCTAAAGAAAAAAGATTTAGCAAACCTACGTACTGCTTTCTTTGAATCTATACCTGACAATGAGCTCGGTGAGTATATAAACTTTGAAGATTTTCTAGAAGACTCAAAGTTTGCTACACAAGGTTTGCAGGTTATTAAAAATGCAATAGCCACTTCTTATCTGGACAACAACACTGAAATATCAGATACTCCATTTAACAACTGGCTAAAACAACTAGGTAGAATAATTGTAAACAACGTTACTCAGGCCCTAGATGAACAGTTACAAGAACTACTTGATCAAGCACATACAGATAGAACAGAAGAAGACTATCTTGCTGAAGTAGAAAAAGAAGACCACATCCAACGTTCTATAGATATAAACATGGAAAAGAATGGTCATCATTAATTAAGAGGCGCGTCATGTATGACAAACTTTATTTAGATTTCGAAACTTATTACGATGTGCAATGTTCATTGCGCAAACTAACAACAACAGAATACGTGCACCATCCACTGTTTAAAGTATGGGGACTAGGTGTGCGTTTCGAAGATGAAGACTCCACTACCTGGTTATCAGAGTTAGAAGTTGTAGACTTTATTAACGATGTAGACTGGGAGAACACTGCAGTCATATGTCACAACACATTATTTGACGCTTACATATTGACTCAATATTACAAAGTATACCCAGCATATTATTACGATACTGCTGCTATGGCTCGTGCCAATCAACCAACTATGTCTGCTTCGCTTGCTAATGTATCAGAGCGTTTGTTTCCTAACGACGAGTCTATGCGCAAAGGCGAAGAACTTGCCAGCGCAAAAGGTATAGAAACTCTAGACCCTGAGCTCGATGAAACTATTGGCAACTATTGCATACAAGATGTTGACTTGACCTATGCTATTTTTAATAAATTAGTAACGGACTACCCCCGGGACGAGCTAGACATTATTGATCTTACAACACGTATGTTCGTAGAGCCTACGTTTGTAGTGAACAAACAAAACCTAACACAGTACTTAGAAAGAATTAAAGCTGAAGCAGATGAAACAATTGCAGCTTGCGGTGTTGATAAAAAAATATTATCCAGTAACCAACAGTTTGCTGCGTACTTAGAGTCTATAGACATTACACCACCTACTAAAATCAGTCCGACCACTGGCAAAGAAATACCCGCGTTTGGTAAAAACGATGCAGGCTACAAACAATTAGTGCAAATGTACCCAATACATCAGTCGTTATGGGACGCACGACTTGCTGTTAAATCTAGAATCGCAGAGACGCGGGCTCAAAGATTTTTAGATGCAATAAATCCTGAAGGAACTATCAGTGTACCGTTGCGTTATTATGCTGCACATACTGGTCGCTTTGGCGGTACCGATAAACTTAACATGCAGAACATGCCGCGTGGTAGCGAAATACGAAAAGCATTAGAAGCGCCCGATGGTATGCATGTTTACGTTGCTGACTTGAGTAACATCGAAGCAAGAATGCTTGCATGGATTGCTGACCAAGATGATTTACTTGCACAGTTTGCTGCAGGTGATGATATCTATAGTAACTTTGCATCTGTTATTTATGACAAACCGGTAAACAAATACGACAATCCGCAAGAACGTTTTGTTGGTAAGACTGCTATTTTAGGCCTAGGTTATGGCATGGGTTACAAAAAGTTTGCTGCAACTTTGCGCACAGGTTTCTCTGGACCACCCATGCCAATTACTGACGAAGAAGCACTAAAGATTGTAAACACTTATCGCAGCACTTACACCGGCATTACAAAGTTTTGGAAAATTGCAGATTCATTTTTGCTTGCAATGTTGAACAAAAACTCTTGGGGTAACACTTTCAAGCCGCTTACTATTCAACAACGTGCAATACTTATGCCTAACGGTTTATCATTAAAATACAATGACTTACAACTAAAAACAGAACAGATAGACGACTACATTCAAAAGAGCTATAGTTACTTAGGTCGAAACAAAAGAGAACATATTTACGGGGGGAGACTTACAGAAAATATTGTTCAAGCTTTGGCTAGAATCGTAATTACAGATTCAATATTAAACATTTCAAATTATTTGAAAACTATAGGTGGTAAGGTAGTACTGACAGTTCACGACGAGATAGTAGTCATAGCTCCAGAAGAAAATGCTGATGCTATATTAAATAAACTTATCGACTACATGACTGTGCCCCCGACTTGGGCTCCTGACTTACCACTTGCCGCCGAAGGCGGATACGACAAAGGATATAGTAAATAGTGAGTAAGCTCATTTTAACTCGTAAAGAATCTAGTAGTAACAAAGACTCTGTTTTGATCCATCAAGACGGTAATGTATTAGTAAAAATTAATGTAGCCAAAGTATCTGGCAAATCAGTAAAGTTAGCCTTCGAGTCTTTTGACAACATAGTGTCTATAGACCGGGAAGAACTATACGATAAAAAGTATTTATCGGAGTAAACATATGGAAATAACTTTTTTAGAATCCTCTAATGGATTAAAACTATCAAAAACTATATCGCCTAAAGAAACTAAATCATATCCAAATGTCCGATTAATAAACTCAATAAAGTACAACGTACCTAAAACAACTCAAGGCATTAAAGACTTTGAGATCTTGCTTAGAGAACATGCTCGCAAAGGTGATTGTTTATTAAAAGGTGGCTTACGTAAAAAGTTAATCAATCAAAGCCGTGCTGGTCAAAGCGATAAAAACGCTTATGCAGAATATGTAGTATTTGATTTAGATAATGTATTGCTGCCACAAGTAATGAGTAAATCACTATTGACTGCTAACGATGTAGTTCGTATTGCAGAAATAGTAGTAACGAACCTACCAGGTGTTTTCCACGACGTTACTTATGTTGCACAAGCATCTTCAAGTTTAGGTATGAACAAAGAACGAGTGTCTATACATATCTTTATGTTCTTAGAAACTCCACTGCCGCCCAAAACATTAAAGCTTTGGCTACGGCATATTAATTACAACGTAGATTTATTTAACCAACAAATAGAACTAAGCAACAATGGTCAAAGTTTAAAGTACACATTAGACCCAAGTGTTGCTGACAATACTAAAGTTATATTTATAGCTCCTCCAGATTTTACTGATAAAACGTTAGATCCGTTTAAATCTCCTGAAGAACGTATTGTTTTAGTAGAACGCGGTTCTCCAACAGTAGACATTGCTCCACTTATGAGTGAAGTAAGTCCTGAAAAAAACTATACAGTTGAGGTAAAAATAAAAGATGCATTACGCAGCAAAGCTGGGTTATCTAAAAGAACCGGAAAAATTAATACTACATTAGTAAATAACCAAACTCATGAAATATTAACCAACCCTGATAAAATGTCTATAACAATTGTAGACGATACAAGCAAACCGTTTATAAGATGTAATATAAATGGCGGTGACAGCAATGCTTATTACTTTAATCTCGAAGACCCAACGTATATGTTCAACTTTAAAGACGAACCTATATTCGAAATAGAAAAAGCAGATAGAGAATTTTATGTATCTATATTTGACACTTATGAGTCAGATGATGAAACAAATACTAAAGCATTACTGCCGGTAATCTTGCGGGACTTTTACACAGATACTTATTACAACGGAGTTTTTGATCCTAATCTAAATCAGTTTACTGAAGATTTTCCATTAACTCCTACAAACAAAACAAGTATTGTAAGTTTTATACGCAGTCATGGTCGTGCAGAACCAGACTTTGTGCCTGATGCTCAAGTAGTCTTTGACCCAAGTAGCTCAGACAAAGGCATTAATCTAAAAGAAGTTCCTTATTACGTAAATACTTATAAAAAATCTCAGTATGTATTAAATGCTAAAGAACCTACAACTCCCCTGGAATACGGGACTGCCGTTACCTTAGCTGATATATGTCCATTAACTTACAAATTAATGCATCATATGTTAGGTAACGGAGCTCCTGAAACAGAACACTTTGTAAATTGGTTAGCTTATATTTACCAAAAGAAACGTAAGTCCATGACTGCATGGATACTAACAGGTGTGCCGGGTACCGGTAAAGGCTTGTTTGTTAATAAAGTACTTAAGCCTTTGTTTGGCCAAGAACAAGTGCCAATGAAAAACTTAGAAAATATAGAAGAACAATTTAATTTATATATGCGCTCTGCATTATTCTTAATCATTGATGAGTTTCGTATGACTGACGCTAACGGCGGCAGCTTACGTATGGCTGATAAATTAAAAAATCAAATAACAGAACCTACATTAACTATTAGAGCTATGCGTAGTAATCAAACAGAACTGCCAAGTTTTACAAATTTTATATTCTTAACTAATAGACCTGATGCAGTTAAAATAGAACCAGGCGATAGACGTTACAATGTAAGTCCAAGACAAGAACTAAAGTTAGACGAAGTCTATCCAGAAGTTATAGAAAATATAGACAACTTACATCTTGAGCTCAACAATTTAGCCGGTGTGCTACAAACTTTTAAAGTAGATACACGCATGGCTAGAACTTGTATGAACAATGAAGCTAAAGCTCATATGCGCAATACAACAATGTCTATCTTCGAAGAATTTTGTGATGCATTGAAACAAGGCAAGCTAGAATTTTTTACAGATGTACTAGATATTAGTTTGAATAATGTGCTTCAAGCGGGTAATATAATGAATGCACAACGATTTGTGAAAGCTTGGATTGCAGATGCCCATACTGGGTATTCTATAGTCAAAGTAGAATTTTTAAGGAATGTATTCCATGTCCAGACTGAACAGAATCCTCCGCTTTCCATTCGTCAATTTAACAAACAACTTGAAAGGAATGGATTGACTCAAGTACGTAAACGCGAGAACAACTCTAATAGAGACGCAACTCCGATTCGAGGAATTGTTGTCACTTGGAAAACCAACGCAAAACAACTAAAAGAATTAGTTAATCTACATTTTGATGCTAATGATCAAAAGTTACTACGTACAGTAAATAAAAAATAATGAAAAAACTAACTCAAGATAGTAGGCCTGATAAAGAGTCTATACTTGCTCGACCTGTCACATTAGGTGAAGTAGCTTCATGGTCATACTCAGCACTTAAAGTGTTTGAAGAATGTCCATATCGAACTTATCTTGCAAGAGTACAAAAAATACCAGACCCATCGGGCCCTGCTGCAGAACGTGGTACGTTAATACACGAACAAGCAGAAGATTTTGTATCAGGTGCATTAACTAAATTTCCAACTTCACTTAGTAAATTTAATGATGAGTTCGATCAACTTCGTACGTTATATAACGAAGGCAGTGTAGAACTTGAAGGTGAATGGGCATTTACAACTGACTGGCAAACTACCGGTTGGAAGTCCAACGATTGTTGGGCACGTATTAAACTTGATGCATTAGTTAATGAAAACGAAACGTCTGCTCGTGTTATTGACTATAAAACAGGTAGAAAATTTGGTAACGAAATGGCTCATTCACAACAATGTTTGCTGTATGCAATAGCAACTTTTATGAGGTATCCAAACTTAGAATTTTTAAACACAGAGTTGTGGTACTTAGATCATGGCAAAACTACAACTCACTCTTATACCAGGGAAGAAGCGTTATTGTTTTTACCCAGTATACACAAGCGTGCAGTCAAGATGACTACTAGCACTGACTTTCAACCGCGCCCAAGCAAATACAATTGCAAATGGTGCAACTACAAAAAAGGAGATACCCCTGCATGTGAGTGGGGAATATTATGAAAAATATATACAGAAAAGCTTTGATTGCAATGGGTATTGCCGTGAGTGGTAGTCTTTGCTTAAGTGCCATTAATCTTGGTATACAAGCAATCATTACAGCCACTGCGTTAATTACTGTCGGCTATTTATTATGGAGTAGCTCTAGTGAAAAGCGCATTACTAAGACTAAATAAAACACTATTTACTGCAATACAACTAATAAAACTATATACCGTAATGAAACTACTATGGAGGAAATACAATGATACTCGCAGGTCTAATATCAGCAATCGGAATTCTGATTCTGATACTAAAGCTAGGAATGAGAAAAGTCATAAGCTACGACGTAGCAATTGACGTTATCGTTACTGGCATTCTAATGTTTTCACTTGCTGGGACTTACTCAGGAATGATGGCTGCATTAGTAGGAGGGTTGTTTGTTTCCATCACCCTTTTCCTAATGAAGCGATTCATGGTTCGTGAAGAATTGGTAGTGCGATGTAAAGACTATCCTATTCTTCAGAATCGTTTCACCATTCCAGTCCCTTACTTTCGGTGGCAGACCGTACGGCCACAATAGGTTTGTAGGTCACACTTCGTTGCTACCGTTGCAAGAATTGTCGTTCGTAGCAACGGTGTTGTGTGGGCGATTAGCATAATTGTTTTACTAAAACATGTGCAGCTTTAGCCCTCCTAACTACTGCTGTAGCTAATCGTGCTTCGGAGTGTGACCTACATCTTATTTTATAAATTAAAAAACTAAAGGAACTATTATGTTACAAGCTTTTGAACATCAAAAAACAACAACTGATTTTATAGCTAAACAACCTTATTGTTTAGTAACGTCTGACCCGGGCACCGGTAAAACACGTAGCGTATTAGACGCTTTTCTAAATACAAAAAAAGAAAACGACAGGCTCCTGGTGTTAGCACCGTTGTCTATCTTGCAAGCATCGTGGGGAGATGACATAGAAAAATTTACGCCTAACTTAACTTATGCAATTGCTCTTGCAGCTAATAGGAAAAAAGCGTTTCAACAAAATACTGATATAACTATTACTAACCATGATGCAATTAAGTGGTTATTAGATAATCCAGAATTTATAAAAAACTATTCAATGCTTTGTATTGATGAGTTTACTGCATTTAAAAATGCCAACAGTGCCCGCACCAAAGCGTTACTACGAATAACAAGACCTAATATAAAACGTAGACCCCCTAATCAAAACGAAGATACATCTTGGAAAAGCATCGTAGCTATGTCCGGGACACCTAACAGTAATACTATTTGTGACATTTGGGCTCCTGCTTTAGTAGTTGATGGAGGCATTAGATTAGGTAAACGCTTTCATAGCTTTCAGTCACAAGTATGCACAAGTCATTGGAATGGCTTTGGCAACGAATGGAAAGATAAAGAAGGTGCAGAACTTATGGTAGCTGCTGCACTTAAGGATATTAATATTAGATACAAACTAGAAGATTGTATTGATATGCCTGAAAAAAATGTAAGAACTATGTACTTAGATTTACCGCCAGATATACAACAACAGTATAACGAGCTAGAAGATTCATCTGTATTGTATACCGGCGAAGAAACTATTAACGCAATACATGCAGGTGCCAGAGTAAAGAAGTTATTGCAACTTTGTACTGGTGCTGTATATGTGCCTGATGGTGAAGGAACTACTAAAAGTATTGGCATACACAAACAACGTTATGATTTAGTAATGTCGTTAGTTGCTGCAAGAAAACATAGTTTGGTGGCGTTTAATTGGCGACACGAAAAAGACTATTTAGTAGAAGAAGCCATCAAACAAAAGATTAGCTATGCAGTTATTGATGGCAGTGTACCTAGTAAGAAGCGTACTGATGCCGTTGCTAGATTTCAAGCAGGACAACTACAAGTATTGTTTTGTCATCCACAAGCAGCAGGTCACGGTCTAACATTGACTAAAGCTAACAGTATTATTTGGGCATCGCCTACTTATAACGCTGAGCATTTTGAGCAATTCAATGGTCGTATCTATCGTGCAGGACAAACACAAAAAGTAGAAATTATATTAATAGCTGCAAGACATACCTGGGAGCCAACAGTTTACAAAAAACTAACTTCCAAACTAGCCAGAATGGAAGAACTACTAAATATACTAAAGGAGCTAAGAAAAGCTAATGAGAAAAATTGATGACATTATTAATGACAGAGCTGAAATAGAACAATCGTTAAAACGACATAAAGACGCTATAAAAGTTCTAGAAGAAAAGAAACAAGAAATTGATGGCGAACTTATGAAAAAGTTTGAACAGGAAGGAACAACATCTAGCGGAACTACAACCGCTAATTGTACCGTAGTTGAAGAAAGCTATCCGCGTCTCTCAGATGCTGAGGTTTTTTTCGATCATATAAGAGAAAGTGGTGATTACTCTCTCTTATATAAACGTGTAGGTCTAAAAGCTTGGAGAGAATACCATGCAATGTATGGCAACCCTCCAGGTGTTGAAGAATCTACAATGAAAAAAGTAACTATAAAACTAAAATAAGGATATAAAATATATGAATGCTAAAGCAAGTACAACTACATTAGTTGCTGACGCTCCTGCGCATCTTAAACTGCACAATGGTTTAGGTAATGAAATGACGGAAGGTCAAGATGATTTTGATCTTATCCCTAGAGTTAAACTACTTAGTAACTCCACTAATAATCCAGTAGATGAAACGCATGAAGACTATTTAGATCATGCTAAAGAAGGTATGTTCTGGTACAAAAGCAGTACAGAAAATTTTGTTACAAAAGAACTGTATGTCATACCACTTTCTTTCATGTCTATATGGGGTGTAACTGCTTTTCCTTATGGTTCTGCTGATCCCTTAGGTTTTTTTGTAAGTAACGGTGATGCTGAAGCTGCAATCGTTTCTGCAGAAGCTTTGCCTGAAGGATCAAAGTGGGAAAATAAAGAAGTCCACCGCCATATAATTATGGTTAAAGACCCAGAAACTGGAAAGCTTTATCCGCCTGCTATATTTGATTTAGGGCGTTCTCGACTTTATCACTCAAAAGCATGGAACAGAATGATAGATGCTGATGGTGGTGATGGTGGTGACCGTTTTGCAAGTCTTTGGAAATTACAACTCGTACGAGATGAGTTCAGCAATAATAAATATTGGAACTTAGGTAATAACAAAGAAGGTACTAAAATTGCAAAAGTCGGCTGGGTAACTGACGATGATTACAATGTGTGTAAAGAAACGTTTGAACAAAGTGTTATGAAAGAAGCACTTCTACTAAACGTTAAAGATACTCCTGTCAATCAAACGTTGCTGCCTGCCAGCTAAAAAAGTTGTAGCTCTGGGTGGTATTTATTATCACTCAGAGCTATTATTAAAGGCATGGATGAACATGCTTTTATAAGAAACTTACATAGTAAATTACCTCCTGATATATACAAATGGAAGATACATGATGTGTATGCCGGGGGTGTACCAGATGCTTATTATTCTGGGCCAAAAGGACACTGTTGGGTTGAGTACAAATACGTACCTAAACTCCCGGCAAAACCTACTACTTGCGTTGTAAAACGCCAAGCTGTTACTCAATTACAAAAGAAATGGTTAAACACTGCTTCAGAGCACGGTCAACACGCTTTCTTAGTAATTGGTGCAGAAGATAAAGTTGTTATTCTTTCCAGGGGCGAGTGGGACAAAGATATAACAAAAGAATATTTTGACGATAACGCTTTACCAATAAAAGCAGTTATACGTTGGATTGAATCTATATGTACTACAGGACATCCAGCGACGCTGTAAATACTTGAAGTTTATCAGATTTTCCTTTGACACTAATATCATTAACAAACCTGCAATAACGTTTACATTTGTTAGCTGTAGACTTTCCAATCAGTAAAGTTGCATTTTGATCCTTAGTGGCAGACTCTAGGCGGGCGGCGGTGTTGACGGCATCTCCTATAGCAGTATAGTCAAATCGAGTATTGCTACCCATATTACCTATTACTGCAGCACCAGAGTTTACTCCGATACCAATAGCAACCGGTGCCAGTCCTTCAGCTTGCAGTTCTTCATTTAGTTCTTTTAAGTTCTCAACAATCTGCAAAGCACAGTCAACACCTAGTTTTTCGTGGTCATCTTGATCAAACGGTGCGTTCCAAAATGCCATCATAGCGTCTCCAATATACTTATCCACAGTACCACTGTATTGTTGAACAGCTGCTTGCTGGGCAGTTAACGCTTTATTCATTATATAAGTAACTTTTTCAGGCGGTAATGACTCTGATAGCGCTGTAAATCCTCGAACATCAGTAAACAAAAACGTACAGTATCGAGTTTCGCCGCCAAGTTTAAGTAAATCAGGGTTTTTTTGCAGCCGTTTTACTTGTCTTGGGTCTAAATAATGCTCAAATTGCTTCTTTATTTGTTGCCTAAGTCGATACTGGGTACGGAAATTTATAAAGTAAGCCACCGTAGAGGCCAGTATTTGACTGATTATTGCCCAAGTTACATCAATTAATATGCCTTTTTGAATTAAAGTAACGCCAAGGGCTGCGGCTCCTAGAATCGTTACTACAAAAATAGTTGCCCCAATCAGTATATTAAAGTTAACGATAGCAGCCCAGACCAGGGAAACCGTTGTTATAAATATAGCTAATTCTACAGCCAATGCATAGTCAGGAATATGCGGACTATTAGGTTGTAGAATACTTTCAGCTAATGCAGCTTGTATATAATGTGGTTCAAGCAAACCCACTGGAGTAGCAAGTTGTGGCATGATACCTGCTGCATCTGTGCCGACAATAACAAACTTTCCCTCAACATCCATGTTTTGCAAAGATGTTTCATGTGGAACAATCCAAGATACCCATTTGCGACCTAACGAATCTGTTTTTACAGGAGGCAATCCTCGTACCCGTACTTCTTCAATACCATTTTCATTTGTTTTGATAACGTAAGTATCGACATCTAGCAGCGTTTTTAATATTTGTGTACCAAATGAAGCTAACCAACCGTCTGGGGTTTTGTAAAGTAATGGTATTCGGCGAACTAAGTTGTCTATATCGACTGGAGCGGTAGCAATCCCTTGTTCGGTCCATGCAGATTCACGCAGTATCGGTATGTTTTGCAGAGTTCCTGATGCTTTAAAACCACCGACTTCTTCACCTAATATTACCGTACCAACAGTATCCGGGTACTCGCCGTTACTATATTCAAATAAAGGCAGTACAGTTTTAGAAAAGCTCATAGAATATGCAAACGCTTCATCGCCACCTAACCTGTCTGGGTGCGGAAAACCAATAGCCCAGCCTACACCAATTGCTCCATGTTCTAATAAATCATGTTGTATTTCTGCAAGTCGGTAACGTGGCAACGGGTAGCCACCTTCTCGGTTAATATCTTCTTCCGTAATATTTAATACAGAAAAGTAACCTGAGGATGTCCCTGGTAAGACTAGGTTATCAAATGTTCGAAGCTTTAATACTTGGTACATATCCCACTGAAATATAAGTGGAATGCTTAATAAGCTAAGTATTATTAAAAACTTTTTCATGAGCCTTGCGTAATCATAATCTGAGAATCGCCTCCACCGTTGACTTTAATTTGATTAACCACGCCGTTTTGTATCAGCATAATAGTATATGAGCCACCGCCCTCTATATCCAGACGTACTTTGTGTTCGACAAAACGCCGAAAGCTAATCACATTTCCTGTAATTAACGTCGTTATCTGAGTGTCTTTATCTTGACCTAGCTCTGTACCTGTAATGTTGATTCCTGCTGTTTGCTTCAATCTGTCTTCTTCTTCAGCCACGGCTAACGCATCTAAAATGTTGAGAAGGTCCTCAAGGAAGGTTACGTCTAAATAGTTAATATCTAACTCAGTAAACTCAACCTCCTCTTCCAACAAGTCTTCGTTTAAAAAATCTACATCCAAACCACTAAAGTCTAAATAAGGGTTACTTTGAACCACGTTGTAAGATTCATCTACCACTTCTACTTCTTTTGGCGGTGTGACGATTAACATGTTGTCAATCAAATCAATGGTCAAATCAAGAATGGCTGGGCTACTTGGAGGTCTTTCGTACACCGAAGCAGTGGTCGATTGAAACGGTTTGTTTAGTGTGACACTGCCAGAACCTGTCGATACTACGATTTCACCAGAAGATATGCCATTTACATCAGGCAATAAAATAACCAAGCTACGCCCCAGCTCATCTACCGTCACTGTAAAGTCCGTACCACGGATAGCAATATTGGCGGTTGGAGTGCGTAGTTTAATATTTTGTTTGTTTATCTTGCCCAAGCCACCTGTAATAAAACGCGCTGTGCCACTAGCAAAGTTTAGTGCCATCTTGGTTTTATCGGGGTTTGGATCGTAGATGTACTCGTCAATAACTAGCTTACTGTGCTCAGTCAGCTTAACTCGGCTGTCATCCTCGAAGGTTATTGCTAACCTACCAGCAGTGGTTTCTACGTTATCATTAGACTGTATGCCTAAATTTAAGTCGGCTTGTAATGGTTTGTCTCGGACAACTTGTGCATTACCCTGTAACTCGGATATTGCTCCAATATCAGCAGCCCACAGCAGTCCCACCGTCATCTTGCTCGACACAAACAGTACCGTTGCTACCGTTAGAAGTAATCTTGAGCCAATCATTGTTTAATGTACTCGTTTGAGAAACTGTAAAAGCTCGACTACCGCCAGTGTGATCTAACCAGAAGTAACCACCTGAACTAGCGTTAACCCCTGTGCCAGTATATGTGACTGTGTTATCAGAGCCGTCGATGTCCATATAGTTGGTGGCTTGGTCAATATTAATAGTTGAAGTGACCGTATTGTTTGAGCCTTGAATAATCCAATCAAGATCTAATGTCCCTGCTGCTGCGGTAGTTGCTTGGTTCAACGTCATAGTATTACTAGAACCTGTCACGTTAATGTTGACGTTAGAGTTATCTGCACCGTAGGTGTTGGTCGTGTCAGTAACCACATTCATCACGTTACTGCCACCAGTAAACTGAAAGAAACCTGTATAACTGTCAGCAGTGATATCACCTTTCCATAAGTTGCTTGAACCTATTTGATTGATATCTAATGTGTTAGTCGTACCGATAAAATCAAAGTCAGTTAGAGTACCTGCTACAGAACCAACGCCACCGATTAGGTTGCCACCACCTTGTTGCTCTAAATCGATATTTGCCGTCGCGCCAGATTGATCCATAAAAATTTCATTATCCGCAAACAATAGATAAGATAACGTACACAAAACTAATAAAAGTATTCTATTCATTTTTTAACGCTCCAGTATCCTGCCGTTAGACCGTCTTGAATTGTTTGGAGAACTGCCGTTTCTATGGCGGCTTGGAGGGCTAGATTGACAGACTCATTTTGGACTGAGCCGTTCTCTATCTCAATCAATTCTGTGCCTTGGGCAACAAATTTGAAAACATCCTGATTGTATCCTACACTAAGAATACTCTTAGTGACTAGAACTTCAAGTAAAACCCGCCCGGTAAGCACAGAAACTGTACGTAACGACACTGTTATCGTGTCTTTTCGATACTTTTTAGACGCTCCAATACCTAAGTAACGCGCACCCATGCCCCCGGAAGTTTGGTTACTTTCGTATCCTACAACACTTCCTTGCATTAATAATCCGGCAAACAACAATGGTTTTATTTTTTGTTTTTCGCTGGCTTCTTGTCGTGTAGCGCGAATGATCTGGCGTTCCTTCATTAAATTATCCACACCAACGCGCTCTACTACATCAAAGAACCCTTGCTTTTGACCACCTGCATGATGCAACGCTCGAATTAAATAAGTTACCGGACTTTGCGTAACCGCTGTACTAAAGTTTGCAAACTCTCCATTGCTGCGCCGTTGCCCGGTGTCGTCATTAAAAGCCACGCCATACACCGCAACAACAGGTCTTTTTTCTGGTGGTTCAACGCGAGCTAGTTCGGTAACCAGTAGCGGTCGGATCTTGGGCAGTTCTTTTTTAGGGACAACGTGGTTGCTGACAGTAGTGCAGCTAGAAGTAAAAATCACCAACAGGCACACTAATAACCGTAGTGCCACCTGTATTGTCTGTGACTGTAAGCGATACTGTGTCACCATTGGTGCTATAGTCAACTGTGTTTCCCTCTAGCTCAAAGCTTCCACTCTCTGATTTTTCTTCACCAAACATGTTATCCACAAGTTGTCTGGACAGTTCCGCATATATTCTACTCTCTAAATTACGGATAAACCTAGCCAGAGTACTATTATTGACCTCGCGCTCTGCTTCTTCAACCAAAGCAAGCTTCTCTTCCTTAATAGTATTTTCGCGGCTATGTTCTTGGTTTTCGATAGTAAGATAATGAGCAGACGTACCATTGCCTGAAAAGCTGGGGCTCTTAAACTTGTGCAACATTTCCGCAGACGCAGTGTTTAGCGGAGAAAACAATAACAAGATACAACAAACCAAAGCCACACAAAAAATAACAACAACATGCCCTACAATACTAGCGGCTGTTTTTAGTATCTTTTTTATCTTGGATCTCACGTATCTCAATCACCGTATCAAGTTTCTGTTGTAACCGTATGATATCGTTATCTAACATACGTATTCGGTCAATTAATTCAATCAGTGTACCTATAGTTTCTCCAAGTTTAGACTTTATTTCATTGGTAATAAATTGCCATATAAAATAAATCATATAAAGCAAGCCAACTGTAGCAACAATAGGAAACCCATATTCGCCAATTAGTTGAGCAATATCCACTAGTCTCGCCTTGCGTCTTCTTTCCCATCTGCCCTAGAAATTCGATCTAGGTCGGGTCGGATACCAAGCACCGTACACATAGTACAGTCTATACGCACCATGTCGTGATTCATTGTCTTAACTCTATTGTCTAAGTTACTGACTATATTATGAATTGAATCAACATCACCGACGACAGATGCCAGTATAAACTTGATAGATAAGAATACAAAAAAACCACCAATAATAGATATAGCTATTGGAAAACCAACTTCAGCTATTAGTGTAAAAGCTTCGTTCATTAGGAATGCAACGTGGTATTACTAGGAGTATCCCAGCCATCAGTAGCATAAACAGCTTTTTCCATCCTGTTTATTAAACGATTAGCTCTGTTAGGTACTTGTGTTGCCCAACGAGAGTCCGCCATTTCAACAGATGTTTGTTTAAAATCTTTATTATCTAAAGCTTTTTTCATATTTTTAAACTTACTTAACCTGGTGTAGCCCATGTTAAACATCATATTAGCTAGTATACGCTGAACATCTTCAGGATATTCGTCAAAGTCTTCATACAACTTTTTACAATCGCCAATAACTATTTGAATATCTTCTTCAAAACAATCTTGTACTCTTAACTTATCCACAGAAGTACCCACAGCTTGTCCATGCTCAGGATCAGACTCTTTTATTAAATGACCTATACCAAAAGTAGGATACCCTAAATGATCTAAATAGATTTCAAATACACATCCTTCATCTTCTGTCAGTTCTTCACGCAGTTTATCTATATTCATATTACTTCTTTGCAGCAGCTTTCTTTTTGGTTGCAGGTTTTTTAGCTTTAGAAACCGCTTCAACCACTCTAGTAGCCATTGGTTTAGGTTTTTTAGGAACATGCTCATAAATAAGAAGCCCAATTAACCCGATAAATATAAGTTCTAAAATACTCATTAGTTTTTATTGGGAGGCAACATTTTTGCCTTTCCTACATTTAAAGCAAGTAACTCAATTGCTTTGTAAAACTTACCTAAAATCTCATCGTCTTTTGGAGTATCCGTTACCGCAGCAATAAAACTTGCGGCGCAAACAATAGTAGTTACAATGCTTATAAGATTAGTTATCCACTCAAACATTAATCTTCTCCTTTATCATAGTCCCGATAGAACTTTACAATATTTAATATATTTTTAGTATACCTTTTAATTTCCGCCATGTTCATAGCTAAATTTTCATATTGTTTAGTAGTCAACGCATAATAAGGTTTACGCGGCGCTTTGTTTTCATCAATCAAACCAAGGTAAGTTACCATAGTTTCAGGAGTCATTACCTCAAACTGCACATCCGTTAACTGCATTTCCATTGGCAGTGGCGGATGATACATTGGAGGTCGTTCTGCAATAGTTTTTACTTCTACTTGTTTAGTATTGGGCATCATTGAACACCCACTAATCAATAAAAAACTAACCGCGAATGTCAATTTTCGCATTTGGTACCTCTATTTTAGGGCTCTGTGGTGCTGTAGTTTCTTTTTGCGGGGGGCTA